GGGCGCCTGCGACAATTGCACCTCTGGGTAGCGTTTTACCCACTAGTGTTGTACTGGCTTGCGCAGAATCAAACGTAAATTGAATGCAATTAAGGGTAACGGCGGGCGTGGCAGATTTGCCGTTGCTGCCATACTGGCGTTGGTAGCCTGTTATCGATGTTCTAGCCATTGGAATATTCTCCATTCGGTGAACTGATTGGCTTTAAAAAAAGGGGCTATAGAGCCCCCCACTACTACCGCATATTTTTATTGACCTGGCGACCCAAAGGCTCCACGTGGATCAGTCCAGCCGAAATCGTAACGTTCATCGGCTTTAAAACGCGCGTTACCTGACGTAAACGCATTATCTTGACCAAACCTAACGGCGCGACGGGTGAAATACTTCATTCCGTTCGGGGCGTCGGTTGTCAAGAAAAATGCGTCGGGGTCAGTCAAGAACGGATTAGCTAGCCAGCCTTCGCGGACGCTGTTCATATCGCGTATCGCGTTGGTTGCGTTGTTGGCGGTGTCGTTCTGTAATACTGAACCCAGGATACGCTGAGCGTTAAAGCTTGATTGCCCGGCCGCGACAATGAGGCGGTTAGCCTGCAATGCGGCAGGCAAGCCGCGCGCATCAGTAATATTTTGGATAAGACTTAACAGATCTTCTAATGAGGCTTCCGATAAATCGGAGTCAATGGTTAAGCGGTTTTGGAAAGTGCCACCGCTTGGGCCATTCGGGTGAACTAATGAAAAAAGCGGTTCACCGTCACCGTCCAGCATAAGAGCCAACGGGTCAAAGCCATCATTATAGATAGCGGCGCCTTCAATTTCTTTCGTGATGTTCATTACGCGTGCTAGGGCGCGTGCGCCTTGATCTAGCTGCCCGTAAAGCTCATCTTCTAACGCCTCTTCTGTAACGATATAGCCTTTTGCAAAAGTAGTAGCAATATATTTGGGAGTGAAACCTTGACGCCTTGAATCAAACGTTATGTCGTCGCCTTCAGTTTTTTCAAAGGCTCGGGTGAACCCCTCAAGCTGCACATCGATTTCAAACGCTTTTATGGACGTGTTGGACACAAACATTTTGTCCCATTTTTTCTCATGCTCGCGTAGAGCATTGCCAAATACGGCATTGACACCGTCTTGTAGTAGCCGCGAGACACTACCTGTACTAATTGTTCCAGCCATGATAGTTCCCCTTTATACGCCAGAGGCGCCCGGTAATACGGTGCTTGCATTTACGCGGACCAGTGCTCTATCACCGAAGACCGCCGGTATAGCTTCACTGGGTAAAATAGCAACGATGCTAAATGGCAAAGTTGGGTCAACTGCGTTAGTGCCAGCATCAACTGTCATGTTAGAAATCGATAAGCCTCCAGATGTCGTTGCGGCAGCGGGCGCTAAATTAATATTTTGCCCAACATCACCCACGGCCAGAACGCCATTGGATACGGCGACGTCATACAGAGCGTTAGGGTCAACATCGACAAGAACAGAACCCCCAGTACCGACAGGTAAACCGGTTTCTGATAGCGCCTCGCCTGAGAATATGGGATTAACGGAAAATAAGACGCCGGTTATCTGCACAGAGGCGGCAGACGCGTCAATTTGTGGGGTACCGTCTGTACTTGCGGTACCTGTGATACGCATAACATCGCCAGGCGCTAATAACGTGGCATGAGCCGCATCAACGTCATAGTTGAACTGCTTGCCGGTTACATCGCCCTGGGAGTGTGTACGACTGAGTTTAACACCACCAGCCATGATAAACCTCCAGATTAATTAGAAAAAGTGGTGATTGCTTAACCGAAGGCGGTTTACCTTTCTCGGCTAGCTAAATTTTCAATCAATCTAGGCGGTTTACCTTTTTGCTGACTGTTTGTTCTTAAAGAGGATCGCCTTTTGGCGTTATCTATAGGTTACGGCGGATGTGCCGCCTTCTGGTTTACCGTCTGGTGTTGGTGCATATTCATTCTCACCGATAGACGCTTCTTTCGTCATTGTAGCACGGACTTTTGCCCGTTTTCGTTCTTGATCTTCAAGGTAGTATTTACGCTCAAGTTTCATTAGATACATGACATCGCCACTGCTGTAGCGTGTTATGTTCTGTCCACGTTTATCGGCTACGTGCTCCCACCATGCAGCCTTCGCGGCCTCAATTCTTCCTCCTTTTACCTGATTCTGCGCGAAAAAGCGATAAGCAAATTTTTCCAGGTCCAGATATTCCGGCGATACGTCCAGATTTTTCCCGGCATTCATAGGAATACGCGGCGGTCTGTCCGGGCCGGGTGGTGCATCGGGTCTATTGTCAGTAGAACCCAGTGTTTGGGCTCTATCGGTTGTAGTCGACGCTTGTGTGCTCTGTTTTGACGTACTCTTAGGCATATTATGCCCCCCTTGTGTTTTTTACAGAGGTTAAAAAGGCCTTTTGGTCATTGCCCCACATACCGGCACTGTGTTTCCAGATGGCCGCCTCCTCTGTTGTCAGGTCTTGCATAGTGACAGACTTCGAGGGTTTATTACCTGGTGGCGTGCCGCCTTCAACGTGGGGCGCATTCCGGGCTGCTATGTTCACGTCTGGAAATTCTCTAGCCATATCAGCCTCCATTAATCGTAAAGCGGTTGTGTCATCGTGGTTCTGGCTCAAATACCCTTGGAATTGGGTTTGTGCATAAGTGGACCTTGCGCCAGGCTTGTCAATCCATGCGTTCTTAGGATCATTTGACCATGTCGCGACAATCTCACTCTGTGCAGGCGGCGCCGCCTGTTGTATAGGGGCCTGTTGTAGGTTATCGATTTGGGTTTGAAACGCCTTGGCCTTATCCGCATCTAAATCACCGATCGCTTCATCACGTTGTGACATTAGCTGTGCTTTTTGTGATTCCAGTTGCGCTTTGTGAAAAGTTTTTACGCTTTCCATTTGTTGATTAAAACGCTGTTCTTGTTCCTGCAACTTTCGGGTCTGGTGCTTTATCGACTTAAGCGGCCCCTTAAGGGCCAAAAATACTTCAGGCGATTGGTATCGGTCTGCACTTCCGCCAGCGGCGATAAAATCATCAAGGCCCTTATGGCCTGCTTTAGCGGCGAGTTCAGACGGGTCGTTAGTCTCCTTTGGATTGTCTGTGGTTTCATCACCGGTAGAATCCCCAGGGTCAGGCTGTAAGTTGTCGGTATTTTCTTCACTCATAAGTAGCCTCATATGATACGGGTTGGCCGGTAAGTACTTCACCCACTACGGGTATGACAGTATCTTTTATTCGGTTAACGACCCCCACAACATGGCTATCGGGAATGTAGCGCCAGCGCTTATAGCCAGGCACAACACTGGTCTTGCCTTCAAAGGCTCTAAATTCCACCATATCACCGAGTTCGAGCCCCCATTTTTGGTAAGGGTGGAGAATATACGGACCGTCGTGAACTATTTCGACAGCCTCGCACCCTTCCCAGCCATGGTAAGCCGTGGGCCCTACAGCGCGTAAATACCCTACCTCTTCAGCGGATTGTTCAAGGCCTTGTTCGCCTAAGTAAATGCCGCTACTTGACATGTTTTCGACTTCGACAACCTCCACCAACACATAAAAGCCTAACGGCTTAAGAGGCTCATCGGGGTTAACTTTTACTTTTGTCATTAGTTCGCTATGGCTAGGCATTATGAATCCTCCCTTTTGTTTACGCCCTTGGGTGACCAATCGAAAATCGTATTGGTCATTTCTCTATAGGCGTCCCGTTGAATGGCCATAATAGCCAGCCTACCTATTGACACCGTGGTTAACGGGTCCAACATACTGTCTAAATACATATTTTCAATGTCTCTAAATAGATGCTGGGTAACGGGATCATCAAGCCACAGCCTGAATTGGTCGTTGTCCACGGGTGGGAGTGTTGTTTTGTTGAATAGCATTATTTTGGGCTCCTCTAGCCTCTAATGAATCTCTTATGCGCAATGACATATCAGTTAGGGTTCTAATTGTCGCGGTGTATTGATCTATTCCGTTCTTAACTTGCTCGGTTTCAGCTTTTTCGAGGTTGAGAATAATTTCAGATTTTGTTTTATCAATGCTTATAACTATGTTCTCAGCCTCTGCAATAAGCTTGTCCACCTCAGCCGTCGTGCGGAAATTTAATCTTTCTAGCTCGCCCTGGGCTAGTGCTACCTGTGCTCGGGTGAGTTCTATCTGTTGCGCCCCTTGCTCGGCTAGCTGCTGCTGCTGCTGCTGCAAGTCTTCTATTTGTTGTTTTTCTTCCGGCGTCATGGTTGAATCATCAAATATTCTATCGACGTCTTGTGTGCCTATGGCCTCAAAAAAGTTGCGTAGAATAAGTTTGGCATTGCCGCCAACTTGGACTACGCGATCAAACTGCTCTAGCTCCACTGTTGCTAACTGTATGCGTTGCAACTTGGACGCCATCTCAGCGCTGGCAGTGGGTTTTATATCCATGTCTTCGCTGTTGAAATCCGCAAAGGCGCTGGCCTCTGGTTCATCTAATATTTCCCGATACAATTCCGGCTCGAAAAAACTTTTATTAAGCCTAAACATCACTTGAAATTCTTTAGACTCAGAATCAAGCATAAAAGACAACAGCGCGGTTGTAGGTATAAGGTTCTCTTGAATGATAGCCAGGGCCGTTGTGGGCGCGGTATTAGGTTGAATAGCGCCAGATGCATCGGTAACCGCTGCATATTGTCGCGCCGTCTGTTCGAGCTTCTCATTCAATGCAAACAATACTTGTGACGGTTCCGGTTGCGGGTTGGGGAAAAACCCCTGGGCTAAATTTTCAGGCGATAATTCCGTGCTTATCCACTCGCCTATTTTCATCCGTAGTGGACCCATTTTTTTGCGGGCGTTACGAGCCAGAAAGCCGCCGCCTACATTTCGCAACGTTCCCGCATCCACTAGCTGATTAGTGGTGGTGTTTACCGCTTGAGTAATAGCACCAATCAAATGCGCGTAGCCTAGATCAAGGAAAGTACCGTCCGGGCTGGGTATAAACCCATACTTAGTGATATTAACCAGTGGATCTATGCGTATGAGCTGCATATCACTGAGATCGGGTTCCTCTGGAAGCTGTAACCCGCGTTCAGCGGCGGCCCTAACCTCGCCAATTATCATTTTCTTAAGCGGCATCACCCGACCATTACGACTCACCACCATAGAATCCATATCAAAGCGCGCAACAATACGCACAATGGCGGAGGTCATCTCATGGAGCGTTACCGTGTAGGGTTCTTCTATACCGTCCCCGTCTAAATCAGCCCAGGTCTGCTGCTCAAAAAATCGATTAGTGTTTTCTTCTGCTTTTTCAACGCCTTCTTCCTCATTGGAACCGGTGTCCCCTTCAGCATCGGCGGCGTATATGTCAACATCAGACCATATTTCAGCGCGTATTTTCCGTTCAACCTGGTCTTTGCTGAAATCGCGCAATATAGTAAAAGACCTGCACGTCCGCATACTGGTGGTGGCCTGATTCACTACAAAATCGGGGTATTGAATGACATGGCTCTCATTCTTTAGTTCCAAGGGGTTGAAATCTGTTTTCTTAAACATAGTCCCGGTATTAGGAACCGAGTAATATAGGCGCTTTTGGTCTTCGCGCCAGTCGGGCATCTGATAATTGATCTGATAATTCATTGCCTCGGTAACGCGATCAACTCTGTTTTTCTTTTGCTGCTCGGGATCTCGGCCGATAACGGCGCCTTTCACTAATTTATCACCGCGTAGTAACTCAAGCTTAGCGCGATTTCCAAAACTGATAGAGGCTTCACTCAGTACCGGACTTTTAAAATTGCTTGCGCCTTCCCACGGAATGGATTTAGTTTTAAATTCTTGCTTAACGAGTTCTAGCCCTTCATCGACCATGTCGGCCCATTCTTTCATCGATTGCAGGTCTTCGTCGTATTGACGTTTTACGCGCTCGCCCAACTGCGCCAGGATATCTTTGTCTATCTTATCGGCTATGTTGTTTACGCTAATAAATTTAGTCAGCTTTTCTATATCCGATTGTCTTGATTTCTTTTTGACGTTCTTAATTTCTTCAACGTCTTCAACGCCTTCAATTTCTTCAATTTCTTCAACGTTTTCAACATCTTCAATTTCTCTAGCCATAATCAATAACCCATCGCGTTATGTGATCTATCATCATAAGACTCTTCATATTCTTCTGATTCTGCATCTAATTCGTATTTGTAGATAGCTTCGCGCCGCATCATGTAGGCGTAGCGGATAGCGTCGAGTAGGTCATCCTTAAGCTTAACTATCTCCGCGTTTTCGTTCCTATTTATCTTGGTGTGGTACTGCCTCAACTCATCAAAAACTTCAAATAAATCGTCAAATATTCGCAATTGTCCGGTCTGAAACAGTCTATTCAATTGCGTTATCCCAACATTTACACTAACGCCGCCGCCTTCCCACGTCGCGTAACTATCGGTAAGTTCGAAATCCTCAATCACGTACATATCGCGTTTTTCTTTTCCGTTCTCCCGAGTTTGCAAGCCATCTTGTGGCCACGCTACTGGCACACCAGCACACCACTTTTTCACCGCGCGCCAGGCGTCGTGCGGCGCTAGCTTACTGCGTTTGAACGCATGGATAACATAGATAACCTCATTTTCTTCATCAATGGCCAGTTGCACCATAGCCCACGGATGATCCCAACCAAAATCCATTCCGTTAATAAGTTTAAAGTGGGCGGGTATCTCAAAGCGTTCATGTTTAATTAGGTTCTCATCGATTTCATAAATGAGACCGGCACCCATGAGAGGAACGCCCCTACTCCGCATTGCATGCTGATAGGGCGGATATTTAGCAAGACTAATGACCTTTTTCTCTTCGGTCATATGTTCGGCATCGTCCCACGTTGCCGTTAGCATTGCTTGACTGGGCAAATCCTCATCCATAAACTGCGAGACTAATTCAGTTTTTCCATTCTCAGGCGTAAAAGTCAGTATACCTCTGCCCCCTCTGCCTCTATCGCCGTTTATCATTCGGGTTGCTATTTGTGGATATATTTCGTGATCCTCTGGCTCCTCGTCAAAATGATACCAGTCAACCACATCACCCATTAATGCGTGCTGACCTTGCGAATAACTCCAGAAC